ACCTAATACTTGATCCAAAATAGCAGTCGTTAGGTGATTAACCCAACGCTTACCAACCCATAGAAGTCCTGAACCAAGTGCTATTCCTACGAAAGTGTAGGAATAGACAATGGTGGCAGTATCGCTACTCACTACTAGCCTTTGAAGCCCAATGATGGGTCTTTTGGATTGAGAGCTTTAACGACTACTGGCAGAATTGAGAACCATGCAGCATTAACGATGTGAACCAAGTCTGACTTATTAAAGTTCAATGGTGATTTACCGATAACTACTGTGGCAGATAGCAACGAATAGGCAAGATATTTGGCGTAGGTCTGAAGTGCTACTTTCATTTGGTTCTCCATTTAGGTCTAATAGCCAATCTGATTAGGCTGGCATCTCTGTTTTTTGTATAAACCCCATCGCCGTTACTTTGGTTAGCGCCGGGTAATCCGGTGTTGCCTTCCACAGTAGCGACCGAATGGGTAGCCTTGTTAAATGTAGCGGTAACAATACCGATGTGTTCGGCTATGCCTTTGTGCGTCCAGTCAAATAGCAATAGATCGTTCTTTTGCACTTGCTCGACTGGTATTACTAATCCGTTCTTCTTTGCCCACGCTTCAAAATCAGGGCAATAACTACTATGCAAAACCACATCTGATTGTTGGTCTTGAATGGCACACCATACGACAAAGTCAGCACACCAACTTTCTGCTGGTCGCTTTAGGGCTTGGCTGAACTTGTTGGTGTTATTTGTACCTTCATGGTAGCCGACCTGTTGTAGGGCAATATCGGCAATCAATTAAACGATCGCTTCCAAAACATAGATCGTCGAGGTTCCCGTTGATGCTTTAGCCCATAGTTCTTCATGGTCAGCCAGGTTGATGACGATCTTATCGCCATTGTCTAATAGCAATCCGGTTGTATTGGTTACTGTTGAGTCGCCAATGTAAACAGCGCCGGATGCAACATGGAGATGGATCTCCTTTGGCATAATGCCAGAAGCAACGATTTTAACGGCTGTGCCGTCTACTGAGTATTGGTTAGTTGTTGGCATTAATTAACTCCTTATGTGATGGATCTTCACAAATCCATTTAGCTGCTTTTGCATCTAATGTTGCAGTTTCATGGCATTTTGGCGGCATGAAAATATCAAAATCAGGTAAATAAGAAAATCCTATACCAGCGTAATTACCGCGAATTTTGGCGTTGTATGAAGTTTGAATCCATTTACCGCCCAAAGTATTGAAAAATGATAATCCTTCATCAAAAGCATTGTTGTCGCCAACCAAAACTTTAATAACAATATTTTCTTCATTAATTTCAGCAAAATGACTCATTTTGAATACCTTACAATAATCAGACCAGAACCGCCGTTACCGCCGTTACCAGCACCAGCGTTACGAGAAGCACCACCGCCTGAACCTGTATTACTTACACCACTCATACCGTTATTAGTGCTAATTCCGCTATTGCCACCGCCTCCTAGACCGCCTGCCGCAACATTGTCGGAATAACCACCGCCACCACCACCATAATATCCACTTACACCGGTACCTGTAGCAGTTGCCCAAGTAGCCCAAGTATTAAGTCCCTGTCCACCTGCTCCACCAGTAGTAGATTGTGTATTTTGTCCTACGGCTCCAAGTCCACCACCACCAGCACCTAAACCATTATTAGAATTACCGCCAGCATAACCATAACTTGCTGTACCGCCAGTACCTTGTGTTGCTGAACCTCCGCTATATGTACCGGCAACGGCACCACCACCACAACCACCATTACCGCCAGTATGATTTAAGTTTGATGCACCTCCACCACCGCCATAAGCAATAATAGAACCATTGATAGAACTATTAGTGCCAGTTCCACCATAGGTACTTCTATCAGAAGCACCTGTGCCACCGCCGCCAACGGTTATTGTTGCAGCAGATGAAATTGAAAAATTGCTATAATAAGTTGCACCACCAGCACCGCCACCAGCACCAGCATTACCACCGCCAGCAGCACCAGCAATAACTAAAGTGTCTGTTGTTAATGCAGTTAACGGAGTAAAAGTTCCAGATGAAGTAAAAGTGTGATACCAATAGTTTGTATCTGATGTGATTGTTCCACCGGTTGCAAAAGGTCCAACAGGCTTTGCTTCACCAATAAGTCCAACGATTGAAGGAAGCATTAGGCGATAGCACCCACGACATACCAGGTATCAGTTGCAGTTTTGATAAGTGCAGCCGATTTGTATTGCGCTAGGGTTGGTGCAGCAGCTGTAGCACCGGCAGATAGAACTGTTGTCGTTCCAGATGTTACCGCTGAAATTGTGCATACACCTGCTCCAATGTTCAAAACTGTAATTACTGTGCCTACAGGAAAGGCAGTAGTGGCGTTAGTAGGGATCTTAATTGAGTTAGCGGATGCATTGTTTTGGGTAACCAAAACCTGATATTGATCGCTTGATCCGACTGTGTAACTAGATCCGGTTTGAGGGTTGATGGTGAACGCCACTAGGCTGTTCATGTCAACGGCGGTTAATACATCGCCTGTGTTATACGGAAATCCTGCTGCCATTTACTTCTCCTTAGTATCCTAAAATAGATAAATAGGCTGGATCGCCTATTATTCCATAAATTGTTGAATCGAGTATAAAACTGCCCACAATCGGCTCTGAAGTCGTAAATGTGGCTGTGAACTTTTGCGGTGTGATCTCATAAGCCATACCTAGGCATTGAAGGGTTTTGTGGATGACTGTGCCATCCTGACCCACATTCTTAATGTCCAAAGTGTTGAAGTAATCCAAGGTAAGAGCTGCGAGGATGCCAGCGGCATAATCCGGCGTTGATAGATCCAAAGTAAGGGCATCGATGCGGATAGTGGTAAAGGCTCTAGTTGCCACATAGTTAAGGGCGATGTTCAAGGCATCCTGATCGGTCTGACCTAACAAGTTATTTTGATGAATGGAATGTGGGAAGTAAGTTTGGATGGATGGCGTGTTATATGCCTCGACCTGAGTGCCACCAATATTCTGCATGATCGCATCATTAATAATCAGCTTGTCATCATGGGCAAATTTAACATTGTTATATCCGATGCCATCGCCAGCGTTACTAAAGTAGATCGGGTTCTTGCCAGATGTTCCCATTACATAGGCTCTGGACTTGAATACAGCATCTCCCTCGCCATCCATATAGAACGCACCCTGCTCGGTGAATTCGACCTGCTTGATGGCTTGTAGGGCTGTTCTAGGGGTTCCCGGATCGGCTTGTAGCGTTGTCTCTGTGCCGCCAGTCATAACTTCACGAAGTCCATTAGGCCAGAACACATCGTCTAGGATCTTATTAACTCTAGTGCCGGAGTCATCCCCTGCGGCTGTGCCGGGAACGGTGGTTATGTTTGCAAGCTGTAATAAACGAAATCCATCAACGGCGGTTATATCTACATACCCGATCGACTGATCTTTAGGGTAGGTGTAGTTGTAGGCCGTTACATAGGCGCTTATGAGGTAGTAATCGTTGTCGCCGTAGGTTGCAGATACGCGAACCTTACGCAAAGGAACTAGATTAGGATAATAAGGACTAGATGGATTGGTCGGGTTCCAATCGCCATTAGGATCGTAAAGTCTGAAGGATAGGGTTCCGGCTTGGAACTGATCTTGAAATAGATTATATCCACCTTGAATGCTTATCGATCCGACTTGATCTGAAATATCGACAATTTGTGGAATGGCATCGCCAAGGTAGCCTTTACCGATCTGACCATTTTTAGGATCATTAAGGATTAATGGGTAGCCAAAGGTAGCACCATTCGAAAAGTCGAAAGTAACATTGACTGTAACGCCGTTGGCTTGATATGACATTAGTTATTAAAGTTGTAGTTCAGTCGGTTAATGTTATTTGGTGATCCATTGGCAGTTGCTTGGTTCAAGCCATTTTGAACATTGGCGATTAGATTGCCAGACTTGTCCACGCTTACAACCACATTGACTGGCGTTGAGCCGTATAGGCCGCCGGATGTGCCTTGGTAATACTGAGCAAATGTTCCAGCGTTAGGATCATTGGATGAGACACCTGTAGAGGATACATATCCTGTGCCATTGATAATATCGGCTGCGGTTACGGCAGCTGCGGTAGTGGTCGAAACTACTGTAGGCGCGCTGATGGTTGCAGACCCAAGTTTTGCTAATTCCGCTTGAAGGTCTTTGATTGAGTTGATGGCTGCTAAAGCACCAGTTGCCCAGTTGCCAAATGGATCTACAGCGGTCGATTGCAAAGCGGCAAGATTGGCTGCCAAAACCTTTTGAGCCAGATCACCGGCTGCGGTGGTATTTTGGTCTAATAAAGCCTTTTGCAAGTTAAGACGATCGATCGTTCCTTGATCGTGTGTCTGCATAAGTGCAGCCGTGATTTCGATCTGTTGAAGATCGGTTACCCGACCAGCGGCAATTAACACTTGCTTTTGCTTTTCAAGGGCTAAAGCCTTTTGTTGAGCAGCAGTATTAGCAGCATTGGCTTTGGCTTCTTGATCGGCAATAGATTTTGCCAAAGCCTTTTGAGAATCTAATGTTTTGTAATATTGAGCTAGATTATCGGTATTGGATTTGGTGGCATTTACCCATGCTTCATAATTGGCTTTGTCGGCCAATTTACCCAATAGATCACGAATACCAACGCCAGCAGAACCAATTAAAGTAAGCAATAACGGATCTATGGCACTTTGTTTTTTAGTATTTTTGCCTATTCCAAATACATTGCCTAAACCAGCCAATACAAAAGCGGTGGTATTTCCCAAAGTTTGCATGGCCGTAATGGTTTGGTCAATAGAACCATTTTTGCCACCAAGATTGATAAAGGCTTGAACTAAGCCTTGCCCTACTGTTACTTGTAATTCTTCAAATCCAGTTTTTAATTTGTTAATAGAACCTTGATAAGAATCAGATGCGGTTTTAGCATCACCCTTAAATAATGTATTTAATTTAGTTTGGATTGTTGCAAAGTTTTTGCTGGCCAAATCTGCTGCGGTAAGACCTAAGCCCATTTTCTTTAATGCAGCAAAGTTACCATTGTAGGCTTTTGCTAAAGCATCGGATACAGATTGAAGGTCTCGACCAGTTCCAGCAGATACATCTAAAGCGGTATTTAAGACATCCTGAGCTGAAGCCACAGAATGAGTAGTAGTAACTAAAGATTGAAATGCAGGTAATAAATCGCTTTTTAATACGCCTGTACTTTCAGATAATTTAGTTAAATAAGAATTAAGTCCAACACCTTGTATAGCGATACCAAGGTTTGAAAGGGTCGTATTAAGTAATGCAGCTTCTTTTTGACTATTGGCAAAAGCATCAACGGATGCTCTACCAAAAGCAATAATTTTTTGAGTAGCAAAAACTCCAGCTATTACCCCTGTTACTTTTTTGGCAGCGGATTCCAGAGTACCCATAGCAGAAACTGCTTGATTAACACCTTTGCCATCATAAGTTGCGGTGATCGGAACAATTAATCCTTTTATGGCTGCCATTAGATTAATTTCTCCGTTTCTAAGCAAGTCTTATTTACTGCATCGATAATGACAGCCTTAACTTTGCCATCGTCTTTGTTTACGGCTTTGTAAAGAACGCGACCTACTGAGCGTGGCCCAGTTCCTACACGATAAAAGCCACCGACGGCAGCGGCAATAGCAGCGATAAAATGTGCGCCAGCGTTCTTGTTATTAGATTTAGAATTAGGGTTGCCGTTAGGGTTTTTACGGCCAGCGGTTTCAATTATTGATCCGGATGCTGAGAAGTTAATCATTGAATATAAAGCCACCCATCCACGCGAATTAAGACGGCGTGGGCTGGTTGAGTAACTTATGCCACGCTTTGCAGCTGTTAATTCATAAGTCGGAAAGGCACGAACCCTAGAAGTTCTAGATTGAGACTCATGGGCTGGATTAGTCCAGTTTGATAAGCCAGGAATACTTGCTGGTAAATATGTTTTTGCTTCATTAGCAAGGGATTTAAGAGCAGGGCGAATTTCCTTGTTCATTTGCTTATACAGATCCGGCGAGAATTTGCGCAACGCTTTTAGAGTGCTATCTAAGCCTTCTATTGCGTTCGGCATTTTCTTCCTGAATCCTCGCTCTATCTTTTAAGACCGCCTTCATGCTTTTAAGCATGTCGGGATCCATCTCTAAAAAATACTGTGGCGCGATGCTAGTTGCTACAGATAGGGCTGCTATCTCATAGTGTCTAGTCTCGCGCGTTAGCCATTTGGGGAATCATCCACCAAAACTTCAACAAGCTGTAAAGTCTCTAGGAACTTTTCCCCAAAAGGTGGAACTGTCTCACCATTACGGCGTAAACATTCCCACGCAAGCCAATAAACATCTGATTGCTTTTCATTATCGCGAAAGGCTTTCATAAAGCCAACCTTGGCGTAATTCTCAAAAGCGTATTCGATCACCGGGGTTATGGTGTAATCTGCCACATCCCCGGAAGCCTTAGTGATGCGAAGTTTAAGCATTGGATCTCCTTTAGAAGGTTCCTGTGTTTGTGATTGTTGTTACTGAGTTTACAGTAAAGGTTACGCTTTGGGTTGATAATTCTGAGACTTTACCATTGATGTCGGTTGTCTTATTAACCAAGATGCTCATTGAGTAAAGAGGGTTGGTTGCTGAGACTGCGGCAGTCTTATCTTGAAGCATAGCCAAAGTAACTGTGGTTCCCCATGCAGCTTGTAATGTAGGAAGAACTGAAGAGGTTGCTTCATCATTGAAGAAATCGATTGTTACTGTTGATGCTTCTAGACCCTTAACGAAGCGGTGTGAGAGATCACCCATCGCTGAGACTTCTAATTCATCAAAGTTACGAGTAAGGGTTACTGCTGATACATGGTCTGATAGATCAATGCTATTGATCTTAACGCCGACCTTATTATTTAGAAATACTGACATCTGTTGCTTCCTCTACTTTCTGGGCTGGTGCTGCTGACTTTGTTGCTGGTGCTTGGATTTGTCCAATCTTAATTAGAAAGGCCAAATCCTCTGGTGAGAAATCACTCATGATTAACTCCAACTGGTTAGGATAGATATGGACAATTCCGAAGCCAGCATTTGACCCTGATCGACGGGTAATGTCGATGGCGCGGTAAAATTGCCAAATCGGAAAACTAGATTTGATTCTGAAAGTTTCTTAAATACAGCCACTAGGAATGACTCGATACCAGCCAAATTTCCCTGATTATCGAATAACGGCACTATTGCACGAATACGAAAATTAGCCAATGGTGCGATAGATTCCCAAGCATTATTCGTTGGTTCTAGATATGGATCGTCTGCATGGATCTCTACTGAATTCGCGGTAGGTGAGGCCGGTGGAAAGGAATAGACCGACCACACCCCCGGATTGTCTAAGGCAGACGCGATCGCTGAACGGAGCGATGTAATGGCGGTCATTAGCCAACCATTCCGCGTGGGCTTAGATATGGCGCAAGTAATCCTCTAACGCGAGCAATAAGAGTATTGCCCATGCGATATGGAGACATAGTTCCATCCGGAGATACACCACCAGCATTTGATTGCTGACGGCTCTGCCAAATATCAATAGCGACTTCGAGAGATGCTTCTCGAATTGCTGGTGTTACCGAGTAATCGATACCAGTAGCGGTTTCGACTGCTACTTTGCCATAAGGAATAATAAGATGATAATTCTCATCACTTGATGTTACTGAAAATTGAATAATAGAAAAACCATAAGGAAATTGTGAACGGCTATATGGCCAGTATGGATACCAAGGCATCGATGAAGATCCGGCTGTCCAAGGGTAAGTTCCCGTAATTGTGTGTGTGCCGTTATATGGAGCGCCACAGTCTGAAATAGTTACGGATTGACCAGTAACGAAAGCCGGATTTGCGCTAATAACTACAAATGATGTGTTGGAGTAAGTTCCAACGCCTACTACTGGATATGAGTTAAACCAGAGTTGTCCTTTAACAATATCTTCAGCTGCTTGGCATGCTTGATCCAAGGTACTGTCATCATAGAGAGAACCAATGCCAAGAGCAGAACGGAGTTCCGCTACTGTTACATAAGTTGCTGCCATTATTTCCTCTCTGATGGGATCATCCCCGGGGTAAGGCTTCTAAACCCCGGGGTGATCGAACTAGTTGCTTACGATAGGTTAAAGCGACGAACACCAGCAGGGATAAGCACCTTGCCAGCGCCGTATCCGTAGATAGCGGTCTGAACTGCCATGTTACCTACAGCATCAGCGACATGGTTCACGCTGAAGTAAGCTGTTGGTGATTCCCACCAGTAAACAGTTTCTGGAGCGATGATAAATGCTGATTCATCGACTAGACCAGAAGTAACATTCTTATCAACAAAAAGATCAAGTCCTAGAACATTGCCCTTGATTGATGTTGGAACAGATTGTCCGGCTGCGTTGTAAGGTGAGATCGCGTTGTAAATTGGGCGACCTGTTGTATCTACATAACCAAGAATTTGGCTCCACCAGTCGGTGTTGGTTACGATGTTTTGCGCGAAGTATGAAGAACCCTTATAAGCGTTTGGTGCTTCGGTTGATACATAGGAAATCAAGCCAGCGTTAGAAGCTGCGACACCTGCGGCTTGTGTTCCTTGTGCAGCAAGGATTCCAACAAGTGCTGAGTCAGTTGCTAGGCGATATGCTCGCTCAAGTTGAATTGCGAGTTGATCGAAAAAGATTGGATCAGAACGCTCTAGAAGTTCTAGAGTAATTGTCTGTTGTCCAGCATACTTGCTGATTGATACTGACTCATAAGCAGAAGTCATTGGAGTATCTGAAGGTGCTGAGTTTTCACCTGTTGCAGCTACTGTTGGAGCAGTTGAAGAACCGCCACCTGCTGAAGTAACAAGTGATGGGATGTTCATGGTCATACCTGAAGCAGGTAGAGTTCCGCGAGATACTGCATCGATCGCTGGGCGACCGAAGTTGGTGTTAGACACGAATTGTGTTAAATATTGAATTGGGTTGAAAGCAGGGTTTGTAGACATTGTATCTGAAGCTGTAATTGTTGGATCTTCAGAAGCTGCAATCCATGACTTTGATTCATCGTTTCCGAAAGATGCGCGAACTTTGTGTTCTACATACTTACCCATTGAGGTAATGCCATGACGAACGCGAGTTGTTCCATCTCCGTAAGATGCCTTGATTGTTGGGCGTGAGGCTTCTGCTGCGGGTGCTGCTGCTGCCTCAGTTGTTGCGGCTGATGTGGTTTCTTCCACAGTTGCCTCACTTTCTGGTTGGGTTTCGGTTTCCTCTAATGCTTTTTCGGCATCCTGAATGTTTTTCAGGGTTTCGACTGCATCAGAAATCTGTTGTATAGCAACATCTTCAGCGGTTTCAAGCGCATCTTCCATTGCCTCTTCAGCTGCGGATTCGGCAGCTACTTTGGTTACGCGAGCATCAGTAAATGCCGGTGATTCCACTAGCGATACTTCTTTGAGAACCGCTGCGGTTACAATAATTGTGCCGTTCTTCATTTCGCGTGAGTTAATAACATCAACGCCTACTGAAAGACCATCTACGAGTCCTTCTGAGGCCATTAAAAGGTAATCTGTGCCTTTAGATGCCGCTGTTACTTTGAAAGTGCCTTGGATTCCATCGGCAGTTTCATTAAAGGATTGAGCGCGACCAATCGGATCATTTGAGTTATGTTGCGCTAGCAATTTAATTTTCGACACATTAGGTATCTGAATTGAACCGCGCTCAAAGATAACTTTACCGACATTGGTATTGCCGATCGCGCCGAAAGGCACAATCTGACCTGAAATAATTCTGCGTTCTGTATCTGCTGCTTCGATTGCGCAACTAAATGTTAGATGAGTCAGTTTCGCCATCTCCTTCCGGTGCCAAATCTTCCATTTGCTTGGCTTGGTCTAGTGTAATTAATTTAAGAGCCAGTAATTGCTCTACTACTTGAAGTCTGGTCAGCGCATCTGCGCGAAGGAATGTTTCATCGACAGAGAAGCGAACTACTGATCCTCTAGGGGTCAAATCATCCAAAGATAGGCGAGCTTCGATCGCTGAGATAAATGGTTGCAGGGTATAAGCCAAGAATTCCTTGCGAGCATCCAAAACATTTTGATAAGTGTTTGAACGCATGACTTCAGCGTTAATCATGTGTGCAGGAACATTACAAAGACGAGCAATTTGCGCTGCTAGGAATTGTGCAGCTTCGTTATACATCATGTCTTTAGGTGAGAATGATGTCGCTACATAATCCAAAGTGTTTGTCAAGTATGCAGTCGCACGATTTTGACGAGCGTTTTTCCAAGTGTTTAGAAGTCCTTGAACCTTGTCATCTGGCAGATCAGCGCCATTGTTTTTAATGTATCCGGAAGGTTGTGGAGTTTGAGAAGCAACATTTGTTGCGCGTTCAATATCGATTGCTGATTGAATTGTGCGAGCGCCAGTTAAAAGAATACCTTGATCCATCGCTTGAAATGTAATAAGCGATCCAACGCCTGACTCTGGAACGCGTGTTCCATTAATCATGTAATAATCGATCTCTGAAGAATCTTCAGTAAATTTTGCAGAGATGCGATCGTTCTGGATCCATTCAAAGCGCGCTGGTCGCTTATCATCTGCATAAATTTCTTCTACGCGCCAAAATGCTTGGCCATACATAAGAAGTGAATCAACTGTCCAAGCGATTGTAATTGGAAGTGATGCGCGAAGGTCTGGTTGCTTTAACCAAGAAGGTGCAGCAACTTCTTCACCTGTTGAAAGTGAATAAAGCTCTAAAGGAATCGACGCAATAGTATTACAAATAAGATCGCGGCATTGACGAACTGCTGGAACTGAAATAGCGTTAAGTCGGTTGATAGAATTCGCATAATTGTTCCAACCGCCAAATCCGTAAGTTCCCCAACCATAAGAATATGGCGAGTCATAAATTGCTGGATTTACTTGAGCTGTAATTCGAGCCGGTGCAGCTGCTTCAACTTGTGGCTGACGGCGAAAGTTATCTAGAAATCCCATAGATGAATATTATACCACTTGACAAGGATTATACAATTATGATATTTGGTGTCGTTTGTGGTTTTGATAATTGATGAACCACCATCGCTAAACAGATCGCGCCAGTAACATCACCGGCAGACTTGCGCCGGATAATACGCCAGCCAGCATCATTAGTTTTCATGGCGCAATTATTAAGATGGGTAACTAACTCCGGCTGACCGCTATGAACTAGCTTCATATTGACAAAAGCATCCAGCAAATCACCGCAAGCTTGATAAAACTGTTGGCCAGACACATCTTCACACATCACGCCACTCGCGATCAACCTGTCAGCTATAGATTGCGTGGCATATTTGTCATAAAGCAGCATTTGTGGATGGTATTTGACTACCCAGTCTTGGATTTCTCTAGCCATTTTGAGATCATCTATACCGATCTCGCTAGTCCACAGCTGCATAATGCCGACACCGATTTTGCCATCCGGCATAATTTGACCAGCCACCAAAGCTCCAGATCGCTTACTAGGCGATACATCGATAGCGAAGATTGTGGGTTGTCCAGGTGGTAAAACTAAGTTTGAGTGGCTGGTCGCTTCAATAGATCCGACTGGCCAAGGGCTTTCAAGTGATGCAACCCATTGGCATAGTAATTCTGTTCTTGTTGCCTCGATCGAGTTAGTCGCTACCGACTCTTCCAGAACTTCCTCTGTAATAGTGAAGCCCAATGCAGGATTAGCCATAGCCCAAGCATCTCGATCCCCAACTTTGCAATGTTGCGGAGCGGAATATTCGTACCATCCGAAAGTTTCACTAGGATATTGTAATGCTCGTTCTCTTAAATCGTTTAGAACTTCACTAAAAGCATCTCCGGCGTTTGATGTGGTTATCGTTTGAGCATTTGGCCTAGCGCGCGTTACTGGGCGCGCTGCTGTCCAAGCATCTTCAGTAATTTCACGCAACTCATCGACATAAAGTAGATCGGCGGTCTTACCTCGCATGCCATCTCTTGTAGCTGCACAAATTTCATATCTGCCACCATTTAAAAATTCAATTCGCTCTTGGCCGTTAGCCAGTCTTGGCTTAGCTCGCAACATCTCTTTCAAAAACTTATTTGATTCGATCGTGTAGGCAACTTCTCTAAAAGTATCCAGCGCCATGTTGCGATTAGAGGACATGGCCACGATTCGTTCACCTTGTATTAACCCGTAAAGGATCCGCATCCGCGCTAGGTGGGTTTTACCGTTCTGACGAGCTACTAAAACACCAATGGTCTTTCGGCGATACATGCCTTTGGCATCTACCCTCATCATGTCATCGAGAACGAACTTCTGCCAAGGAAGAAGCGGCATACCAATACGCTGAGCCAGTTCAGCGATCTCATCGCCTTTGGTTTGACCCTTAATAGCCGGAGTCATAATCCTAGGCTTGGTGTGGCCTATGCGTGGTTTTCTCTTTCGAGGCTTGCGTTCGGCTACCTCAAAATCCCCACGAACGGCCAGTTCCATTCCGGTCGAAGTCATTAGCGAGCCGATTCAATACCGCGTAAAAAAGGACTGTCTGGGATGGTGCTTTGTGTCTCAGGGAGAGAAA